TCTTTCTCTTCTCCCCCAAGGGAAACCAATCAGCTCGAACTGGCCGAGATTGCCGCCGTTGGGCACCGATCGCCACGCATTAAAACCTATTTGCCTGAAGGGGATAGTTGGGGGCCTGAGGTTGCAGATTGGGCGCAGCGTGTTATGGGTATTGATTTGCTGGATTGGCAACGTGATTTGCTTAATGATGTTCTTTTAAAAGACCAAAGCCCGGATGCTGGTGTTTCTACTTGGGTGCGTTCTGCTTATTGGTCTTGTAGCCGTCAAAATGGTAAAACGCTGGTAGCCCAAATTATTAGTGGTTGGTTTCTTACTGAAATGAGCAAATTGAGGGGTAAGCCTGTCACTAATATTTTTGCAGCTCACAACACCCGTTTGGCCGCTAATGTTTTTCGTGATTCTGCTGATTTGTTGGCCGATCATTACGACATTTCTATACGTTCAGGTAATGGGCGTGAAGAAATTTCAATGTCTACGCCTAAAGGAAGATCTAAGTGGATTCTTGTGGCAAACCGTCAAAACGCCCCACGCGGCTTTACCGCCGATTGTGTGTGGCTTGACGAAATGCAAGCGTTTAGCGAAGAAACTATTTCGGGTGGATTTCAGCCAACTATGACGGCCCGAAACCCCCGCACCGCTGGCGGGTTTCCCATAATGCTATTAACGGGTACCGCTGGAGATGAATCTTCTACCTATCAAATTAATTATAGGCAACAGGCTTTTGAGTCAATAGATACAGGTGAATTAAACCGCAGCTACATGGCTGAATGGTCATCGCCCGAATCCGCTGATTATCGAAAACCCGCCACATGGGCCTACGCCAACCCGGGCATGGGAGAAACAATCCATGTTTCTGCCTTAGAACACGCTTATAAAACACAATCAAGAGATCAGTTCATTCAAGAACGCTGCAACAACATGCAAACCTCGGGCAAAACGTGGATTAGCGCAATTGAGTGGGACAATTTAGAAACAAAAACCAAGTGTGAAACACCGTCAATTTTGGTTATTGAAGCATCCGTAGATGAGTCTCGGTATGTAGGAGTGCTGGCTGGGATAGTCGGGGACAAAGTTCATTTGTCTGAAGCATTTGTAGTTAAAGACGAAAAAAGCATGTGGGAACACGTAGAAACAATTATGCAAGATAAGCGAGTTTCTTTGATGCTTACACCAACGCTAGAAATCCATTTACCCATAGCATTGCGCCGCAGATACCAGACAACAGGTTATGCAGAACTGTTGAAATACACGGGTTTAGTGCAAAAAATGATTAAAGAAAAACGTGTAACCCACAACGGCGCTCAAACTATGCGAGATCATGTTTTAAGGGCGGCTTTAGTGCGTACGGTTCAAGGCGTGGTGCTTACTAGCCAAAAATCTAGTGGCCCAATTGAAATTGCTAGGTGTGCCGTCTGGGCAGTGTCAGCGGTGAGCCGACCACAAAACCGTCAGAAACCTATGCTCGTTGTGATGTAGTACGGTTACTATTTAGGCAGGCTTGTCGTCAGTTGTCGGGATTGACGGCGAGCCACTATTCGAGGAATCTTTAATGCCACTCTTTACCCGCAAAGAAACTAAAGCACAGATAAGTCCCGCAGAGGTAACCAAAGCTGCTGCCGCTGGCACGAACCTTTACAAGCAGAACGCAGGGCCGAACATGATCGGCCAGTATTACACCTATGTTGAGGGCGAAGCGCGGAACCGCGCTATGCAGGTACCCGCTATCTCTCGCGCCCGTGACCTGCACGCCAGTGTTATTTCGGCAATGCCACTAAAGATGTACCGCGAGTCTTGGAATGAGACCGAGGCCGAAATGGAGTACACCGACATTGCGCCGCGCTCGTGGCTTCGCAGACCCGACCCACAGATTCCCTACGAAACTCTTATGGCGTGGACATTTGATGACTTGTTTTTCTTTGGTCGCGCGTTTTGGTACATCCTGTCTCGCACCGCAGACGGCTTTCCCGCATCGTTTACCCGTTTACCGACGGGCTCAATTACTACAACTGATCAAGACGGGCCAGTCTGGTACGCGCCCTCGAAAGAAGTGTATTTCCAAGGCGGGATGCTAGACCCCGCAAACCTTGTGCAGTTCATCAGCCCTATTCAGGGCGCTATCTACTCATCCGAGCAAGCCATAGCCACGGCGCTTAAGATTGAGGACGCAAGGTACAGGAATGCGAACACGGCAATACCGTCAGGCGTTCTTAAGCAAACTGGTGGCGAGCCGTTGAGCGCCCAAGAGTTAGCAGATCTTGCAGCTGCGTTTAACGCCGCCCGCCAAACTAATCAAACCGCCGCGCTAAACGAGTTTTTAACGTATGAAGCAACTACGGCCACTCCGGACAAGATGCTTTTAATTGAGTCGGCACAGTTCAGCGCACTGCAAATGGCGCAGATTTGCAATATCCCGCCATACCTTTTGGGCGTACCCACAGGGTCTTACGCATACACCAATAGTCGTGAGTCCCGTGTTGATCTATGGCTGTATGGCACAAAGACCTACGCCGAGTGCATCGCCTCTACCCTTTCGGGCAACTCAGTTCTGCCCGTAGGTACTTACGTGGAGTTTGATTTTGAGGAATACTTAGGGGAAGTCGAAGAAGCCAATACCAACCGCAACGTAGACGTTGAGGAAGTTGAAACAGGAGAATCACGAGCATGATTAAATTAAACGCCCAAGCTGTCACCATTGACGCAGCAGCAGGTGAAACACAGACCCGCACAATCACTGGCGTAGCCGTACCATACGGTGAGACCGCCACAGTTTCGGACGGAACCCAAGTGCGTTTTGAGCAAGGCGCACTACCCGTAGAAGGCAAAGCCCCCAAGTTGTTTATGTACCACGACTCGTCTATGCCAGTGGGCCTAGTAACTGAGCGTGTAGACACCGAAGAAGGCATGATGTTTTCGGCGCGTATCTCGGCAACCGCCGCAGGCGATGAGGCTTTAACACTGGCGCTAGACGGAGTTTTGGATTCCGTCAGTGTCGGAGTGAACCCCACAAAGTTTTCTTATGACGATGAAGGCACGATGATTGTGACCGCAGCCGAATGGCTGGAATTAAGCCTTGTGCCAATTCCCGCTTTTGCAGGTGCAGTTATCGAGAATGTGTTAGCATCAGCACAAGAACCCGACACAGAACCCACACCAACCGAAGTCGAGGAGACAGAAACCGTGGACGCAGTACAGCCCGAAGCAGTCGTAGAAGCTGCAACACCAACCGCACCAATTCCCGCACAGCCGAAGCGTCAGTTTTCGCTTCCCTCGGCTGGCGAGTTCATGGCTGCATACCACATTGGTGGCGACACTTTTGCAAACATTAACCGTGGTGTAGCGGAGTTTGCACAGCAGAACCGCACCGCATTGCAAGCCGCAGCAGGTGACGTTTTGACCACCGACACCCCCGGCTTGCTCCCAGTTCCAGTGCTTGGGCCATTGGTGCAGGATTTAAACTTTTTGCGTCCTGTGGTTGATGTGCTTGGCGCTCGCGCTTATCCAGACGGTGGAACACAAAAAACCTTTATTCGTCCCACAATCACGACACACACAGACGTCGGAGTGCAGTCCACAGAACTTTCAGCCGTAACCGCCCGCACAATGGTTATTGCTTCTAACTCGGTCACAAAGACAACCCTTGCAGGACAAGTCACATTGTCACAACAAGACATTGACTTCACAAACCCCGCAGCAATGAACCTGATTTTGAATGACCTTATGGGCGAATACATGATTGCATCGGACAATTTCGCAGCAGATAACTTGCTTACAGCAGCGAACGCATCAGGCGTATGGGACGGCACCGTAACCGACTTGCTCAAGAGCGTTTACGACGCAGCCAACGACATCTCATCGGGTCGCAACTGGCTGCCAACCCACATGTTCGTATCCGTTGATGTTTGGGCGCAGCTTGGCCAACTCATCGGCACAGACGGTAGACCAGTTTTCCCGTTGATTGCCAACGGCCTTACAGGCATGAACGCGCTTGGCTCACAAGACGCAGCATCTTGGAACGGAAACCCACTCGGTTTGCAATTAGTCGTGGACAGCAACTTCGCTGCCAAAACAATGATCATCACACGCGTTGGTCAAGGTCAAGGCGATGCTTTCGAGTTCTACGAATCTATCCGTGGCTTAATGAGCGTTGAAGTTCCCGGTCTCTTGGGTCGCACCATGAGTTTCCACGGCTACGTTTCAACCTTTGCTGCTATCGGTGGCATGATTCGCAAGATCACACAGGCTTAATCCCGAAAGGCAGGTGCCGCCATGGCGGTTTATACCGTTATCGCGCATCAGCGTTTAGACGATTACGCAGTCGTACAAACACTCACAGACACCCCCATCGAGCCCGGCCAGTCAGTCACGCTGGCTGGGCTCGGACATGGACTCAACGGTACGCACACTGTTTTATTCTGCCCACAGAACGCCTACATAGGCACCGATGCTGCCACGGGCGAATGGTTATATAACCCCACCGAGCAACGCGCTAACCAGATTCTTTTTTATGATCCGGGCGACGCGCTTGACTGGAGTACTGCGGTACCTACTGGCACATTGACATGGACACAAACGTGCACATGGATTAACGCTGGTGCTATCTCCACCTATCTTGACATTCCGCTTACGAGTGCGAACGCTGCCACTTTGCTTACACAGTGCGCCGCAGCTGCTAACGCTTTCGCTTATCGTCGCCGTGTTGAAGCGGGCTACCTTGAGGACTCGCTTACTACTTCCCCCGGTGGTGACGTCACACTAGGCACAATCATGATTGGTGCGGCGTATTTCCGTCAGCAAGGGTCATACACTGCGCTGGCATCGTTTGACGGTATGGGCACCCCACCCGCTAACGGCATCACGCCTATGGTGTTGCAGCTTCTCGGCATTAACCGCCCACAGGTCGCGTAATGCCTTTACCGTATAACGACCTCTTTAACGAGGCGATAGACGACCTCTCAACGACGCTCAAGACCATTACAGGCTTGCCAGTGGCTATAGACCCCCGCCAGATAACTACGTCTTGTGTGTTTATTGACGCGCCTAGTTTCGATGCGTGGAACTACAACATCGTTACTCTGGATTTCCCTGTGAAGGTCATCGGTAGTGGCCCGGGCAACCTTGACGCCTTGCGGGACATTCTGCAAATTACTTCTAAGGTGCTCGCCAAGAATGTGGCGGTCAAGTCAGGCCGTCCCACCGTGGTGTCTATTGGCGGTGCGGATTATCCCGCCTACGATCTACTTATCTCAATGCAAGCCGAAACAGCGTAAGGAACCCATGTACAAGATTGTTAGCCCCCGTGTAGGAACCCCCGGTGATGAGTTTGTGCCTGTTGCAGGCGTGAACCTTGACGCTCTTATCGCTGGTGGCTTTATTATCGAAGTCGGAAAACCTAAAACAGCAAAACCCAAAGGTGATAACATCACCACAGACAAGGAGACAGAATAATGTCCAGTAGCACATACCTCTCAAACCCCGTAGTAACTGT